CTGGCTGACTTTTCGGATGCCTTTTAAGACTTGTATCTGAGTAGAGTGGTCGAGCTTTTTCAAATCCTTTTCTGCTTCTTCTATAGATTTTGGATTTTCCTCTATAACTTTTTCAAAATACTTTAAGCTGTTTATGTATCCTTGTTTCAACAATCTTAGCCTATTTATTTCATTATCTAGTTCTATTTGTTCTCTTATCCTAGGGTCGCCTAAGGTCAAGGCTTTTATTTCAGCATAGCTTAATGTTGTTTCGTCTATATCTGCACATTCTCTTTCTACAAGACTTCTATTACTCATTATCTGAGAAATAAAAGTTTGCTTCTTCTCAATAAGCTGCCAATTATAAGCGTCAAAGGTATCCTGAGTTACATATTTATAAATGTTTACTTCTTTGTTTTGGTTTCCCTGTCTTAATATTCTGCCCTCCCTTTGCTGTACATCTGCCGGTCGCCAAGGACAATCCAAGTGGTGCAATGCTACAAGCTTGTTTTGTATGTTTGTCCCCGTTCCCATCTTTGAAGTGCTGCCTAAAATAATTCGTTTCTTTCCGTTTCGTAGGTCTGCAAACAAAGCTTCTTTTTGCTTGTCTGTATTTGCGTCATGTATATAACAAATTTCATTTTCAGGGACTCCTTTTTTTATAAGAGTGTCTTTTATATAGTCATATAAACAGAACTCTTTTTTACCTGTAAGAAGCTCAGAAAAGATACTCTTCACAATTACCGCCTATTCTGAGTCAACAATGATTTCTCTATTTTCCCAGCGATACCCATAAGGTACATACCCTAATTTGTAGGTTCCGTTTTCAAAGCGCTTTTTAATGCCCCACTTGTTATTTTCAGAAATAGAAGTAGATTCTCCTTCTGCCACCCCGCTTAGGATGGAAAGGAACAGTTCATTTTCCATTGAGCCGGTGTTGATATTTTCTTTCTCGAAGTAAACAGGGATATTCAGGTTCAAAAGGATTCTGACAATGTCCAAGCAGTCTGTTGTATTTTTGGAAAAACGGCTGATTGATTTTGTGATTACAAAGTCTACTTTTTTGGCCTTGCAGTCATCAATAAGGCGCATGAGCTTTGGACATTTATCGGCTTTGGTTCCAGTGATACCTTCATCAAAATAAAGACCTGCAAACTCCCAATCGTCACGAGAATTGATGTAATTTTCATAATGCATTTTCTGCGTTTCCAGACTTTCAAGCTGGGCATCAGAATTCGTAGAAACTCGGCAGTAAGCTGCAACAAGGAGTTTTTTCTTAGCTGCTTTTGAAGGTTCAATTTTATCGATTTTTGTTACCTTCCTCACAGTAATTCACCTCCTTCGTCAGTGTATATACATCACTCTAAACACTACATTTATCAAGTGATTTTGGGCATAATCTCAGCCAACATCGGAGAGAATGTGTCGCGGTTTATCTTGGTCAATCTATTGAATTCTACCAAGGAAATAAGTCCAGCGGATAGGAGCATATTTGCAGTTTCCTGTGCCATAAAGTAGTCGTAATCCTGCTGGACCTGCTGGATTTCTATGTCAGTTAAAGGCTTAGCAGGAGCTTTTAAGTGTGCTACAATGTCTGTTGTTTGTAATACAGTTTTGATTTTTGCCTGCATGAGAGTACCTCCAATTCTTAGTTCTTCACTTTCCACTGGAGATTTGCAGACGGTTTGAGCGGTGAAATATTTAGAAATGACAAGGTCTATCAATGTGTATGTATAAACTTTGTATAGGGATAAAAAATATAGCCTATATAAAAGTTTGGAAAATACCCTTGATACACCTTGCAGAAAACAGAAAAAGGCCCGTAGATACTCATTGATGGAGCACCCACGGGCCAGAGAAAAGAGATTATATAATTGTGCAGAAGTCCAAAGAAATCCAGCCTGCACCAGATTTCAGTTTGCCCCAGCCCTTAGTAGAGCCAGCACCTGCTTTTACTTCTGTAATGGTAAAAACATCAATGCCAGTATAAAAACCAGCTTTGCCATAATTGGTTCCAGCACCTTTGCGGATATTAAGGTCTGGAATTGATACCTTCACTAAGAAAGGGCACTTGTAAGTTGATGTGCTTTCGGCAGGATAGATTTTCTTGCCAGTTGAGTCGAATACATAGTATCCCGGATTCTTGTCAACGCAGGCTTTGGCACTATTTAGTATCTTGTAGGCACCAAGCCGACTCTTACTATCAGACCAAGACTTACGAACTCTGTACCATGCGACTTTTTCAGGGGGTTCAGTTCATCGTATTGTGTAAGATTGAAACGCTCGATAATGGAACAGAGCTTTGATACATAGGTAGAACTTGTAGCATAGCCACCATCCTTAATGAGCCGCGCAACCTTTTTGTAATCAATGAAGTCCGCAAGTCCTTCATATCGTTTCTTGCTTCCATTCATTGCACCAAGCAGATAAGCAGAATGCTCTGTGATAGACTTTTCAACAGAAGGATACTTTCTGAATTCCGCTGTGATAGTAGTAAGTGTGCCAGAGGTATATTCTTCTTTGGTTTCCTTGATGTACTTACTTGTACCGTCCCATGTTGAGCCAGACCAAGTGTTGCCGAAAAGAGAGCATTTCATACCGAAGCAGTTATTAGCATTCTGTGCAAGTTCTGATTTCCCATAGCCAGACTCAAGAATAAACTGTGCGGCAGAAATAGACGCAAGGATACCAGTCTTTTTCATATCAGCCTTGCAGAGTTCACCGATTTTTGCAGCAGCTTGTTCCTCTGTGAGTGTCTTAAAGGCGGTAGCCTGAAGTCCAGAAGTTGGAGTGTCGACAGTTGTACCAAGAGCTGCAGTAACTTTCGCTGCAACATCGCCCAGTCTTGCATAGAGCCAGTTTCCGGGACATGACTTATTGACAAACCATCTGTGCACGGTGATAATCATTTCATCTGTAGCTGGATTGTAATTTAAGGACTTGTCCTTATCAGCAAACCATAAGAGTTTCTTCTTGCCATAACGCTTGCAGATGTCAGGGCAAAGTTCAATGAGCCTTGCATAGACTTTGTCATTCATTGTATATGGTTCTGTTGTATCAGAGGCACATTCAATGGTGATAGCACGCTGGTCATTGACATTGCTGGAAGTGCACCAAGAGCGATTCTTTTCCTCAACATACATACCGACACGACCATTTTTGTCTATTCCATAAAATGTTATGGTCATTCCTGCAAGACGCGGCAAGTTGGAAATACTACCAGACAGCAAGATGCAAAGCCTAAGCTTCGAGTCGCGGCGTACTGTAGAGTTAGTACCGACAGTGATGAGCAGGCTACAAGTTATGAAGCTCAGGTTGAGCACTACACAGAATTTATTCAAAAGAACCCTGAATGGGAATTTGCAGGTATTTATGCTGATGTATATAACCCAAAATTGATACCATTTGATACAAAAACGGTGGTTCAAACGCTGAAAATAACGGCTTTCGAGGGCAAAAACGCCAGTCGAAAGCCATTATTTTTATTCTTTGAAAATGTGATGCCCGATTACCGGGTTCATCAATGCACCCAGCAAAATTTGCACCCAAGCAAAATAAATGCTCAAAAGGTTTACTAGTGTAGCTTTCGTATGAACATAACACGGATTTCTCGTCGATAATAACATCGGTATTACTTTTCTCACAACAGGTCATTTAGCAAATTCATACACTTAGCCTTCTGCTGAAGATTGGCACTGCCGTACACATTGAGCGTAAAAGATACATTTTTATGGCCCAGAATTTCTGACAGCGACTTAATATCAAACTCCGGGATTTCAATCGCTCTAACAGCAAATGTGTGTCGGATTTCATGGAACTTCACTTTTTCCAGTCCATTGCGCTTCAGAAAGCGTGAGAAAAACTGCCTATAGGTACGAGGCTCTGTCGGCTTGGTTTTGCCTGTCAAGAAGTAATGATTAGGGTTGTCCGTGTAAAACTTCTTGATGATATTCATCAGCAACGAAGGCACTGGTATCGTTCGTGCTGATGTTTTTGTCTTGGGCGGTCCTATATGCAGATAGGATGTGCCTTTTTTCTTGTCGTAGATGCGTTGGACAGTCTTATTGATGTTGATGGTTTTATCCGCCAGCGAGATGTCCTTCATTTGCAATCCACAAAGTTCACCGATACGCACTCCGGTAAACAATGCGACGAGGATACCAGCGGTTTTTCTGTTTAAGTCCATGTAGATGCACTGAATTAGTGCTTGCTCCTGGTCCTTTGAAAGCGAAACCACCTTTTTGATACCCAATTCTTTGGGGTATTCAATGAGATCCCAGTTCAGCAGTGGGATGACACGCTCTTTGTAAGCGTATTCCATTGCTAATCTGAGAACAAGGATAACGTCTCGGATTGTCTTTACTGTCAGACCTCCAGAGTTGTCCAACCTACCAGAATTGTAGAGATACGATATGTAACTCTGAATATCTGCTTCAGTGATGCTGCCGATTTTGTGCTTGCCAAAGTATGGAATTAAATGATTTTCGGCTATCAGCGTAAAACTGGCATGGGTTGACGGTGTGATCATTGGCTTCTTTTGATTTAGCCATTCATTCACAAGCGTCTTGAATTGTGTATTATTAGTCATGTTGACCACCTCCACGAACATTATCCGATGGAGGGCTAATCAAGGCATTATTACCCTCAAGTAACGGTCTCGAAAAGCGTCCGAAACTTCGTTTTCCAGGCTTTGATGAGCCGTGGACGAAGCATAATCTTGATGAAATGCTCTGCTCTCGTATTGAAAAGCAAGTGCCTACTGCTGAAGCACCCTTGATGGCTTTCACCGCAGAAGGAGGCGTTGAACCTAAAGGTGAACGTTATGACCGCAGCTACTTGGTGAAGAGTGATAAAAAACTGTACAAGAGGACAGAGTACAACGATTTTA